TTACTTGCCATGAGATCCTCGGGGTGGAGTGGTTTGGGACAGGGTGTACTGGTAAACTGCTTCGTTATCAAGGAGTTCCAGCTTATCGGGCTCCTCGGAAACCCACAGAGCGTGGCCGCTGAGGGCGTCCACAATTACCCAAACTCTGTAAGGTGGGGCAAGAGTTTTCTTAGCACGCTTAACGGCCATCGCGTTGGATCTCCGAGAACTGCTGCCAGAACGTGACGGGATCGTTGGCCAGCTCTACCTTGGCCAGGGGGTTCTCGCCGGTGGAAGGGTTACGGAAGCCTGCGAGCCAAGCTCCCTTAGGAATAGTGTAAAGGAAATGCTTGGGTCGGATCTTCCCATTTTCGAGACGAGGCTCGCATTCAACTCGAAAGAGGTTGTCGAAGCGTCCGGCGATAGCCTGAGTACCGGCCTTACCCGCGATAGCAGGCCCGCCATAAGTTGTAAAAGTCTCACCTCGCTCTTTCGAGGGCGATACAACGTTATCGTGAAAGATGACGATGAGGTTGAGAGGCTGACGGAAGAGCTGTTCGAGGATGAACATCGTGGATCGCTGAGCCGCGCCGTAGTCTCCTTCCATAGGAGCAGCATGAAAGCTAGCGTCCCCAGGCTTACCAAAAGTAAGGTGCTTGTCAGAAAAAGTACCACTGTCAGCATAGGCGTGAAGCAAGACCCGCGAGGTCTCCGTCATGGTGTCCCAGATGATGGTGCCCGCGTCAGGATATTTCTCCTTCCACGGGAAGGTGGCCATCTGGACCGCCTCCGTCAGAGGATCGAAGCGAGTGTTGCCCTTAAGGTCCTTGGTGAAAGAGGGAGTGACGGGAATCAGGTGGTCTCGGTGCGCCTTCGGGATCGAGGTCATGGCTGCGGAGCGGGGATCCCAGGCACAGTAGATGGCCTTCTCACCCCAGACTTCACCCCACGGCAGCGATGCGGCGAGCCGCGTCTTGCCAGCCTTCGGCGGTCCGTACAGCGCTACGAAATGCGCGTCGTTAATCGGCTTGGACTGATCATGAACTTGCATGTTTTTGGTATGCGTTCCTTGTGGCGCGATAAGACTCCCCAGCTGAGAGTCGTGGACGGCAGAGCGCGCCTCCCTCTGCGACCCAAGTAGCAGCTACGTCTTCGGGGATAGATAGGTCCGCCAGTGAGGCTGCAGCAGCAAAGGCAGCGGCGTGTCGTCCGGGACTTTCCACTCCGTCCGTCAGGTACTTTGCGGCACGAGCAGAGGCGTAGGGGAGGACATAGCCAAGGGCTGTGGCGGACTTAATGTGAGTTGGGACAGTTACCTCAGGTGGAGGGCCGGGATCGAAGGCCAGGAGCTGGGCCGGTTCAAGGGTTGCGCTCCCTTTCACTAGGACGGTCGCTTGGGTCTGCGTCTTTTGGTTGATGGAACCAGGAAGGCGGGCCACCCTGGAGACATCTGAGCACGAATAATCAATTCGACATCCCCATTGCCCCGTAGGTAGTCTCCTGAACAGAGCGCTAGTGGCGCGCTCAACTTGAGTCCTCGACTCTGGCTCAAGAACCAGCGGGGTGAAGGCGATCCAAGCTTGGCGTCCACGACCAGAATGCACGATGGTTGCTGCGTGACGGCTCCCTTTCACTAGGGCGTCTAGTTCCGACAGCGCGCAATCTAGCGCAGCGTCGGCGTCGGCGCAAGGAGAAACAAGGTCAATATCGAGCAAAATATTTGTCAAGTGAGTGACTTCACGGGCCGATGCTTTGACCGATGCACGCTGCATAACTGTCGGGTTGATATGGACATACAGATCCCAACCCGTGTTCGTGAGCAGCGCAGCGAGCTGGTCCGGGGACTGTACGAGCCCCCCGGACTTCCGCCCGCCTTGCTTGGCGAAGTACCGCAGCCCGGCTTGGCCGTGACACATTCGCCAGATGCTCATCCGTTGAAGCCCTTCATGCCCTCGTCGAACACCGGCTCGCTCCACTCCAGGCAGAAGGACAGGGCGATGGCGCAATCCTTGGCGCGGCTGTAGGCCCAGTCCATTGCTTCCGGGGCCGTCTCGAAGAGGGGGGAGAGTTCGACCTCTTCGTGGCCCTTCGCGTGGAAACCTTCGATCTTGACGATGAACCGCTTGTCCATCGTCTGGCAGACCTTAGCCTGAACGAAATGGGTGTTGTCTTTGCTGCTCACGAAACCACCTCCGTAGGTTTGGGGACAGGTACAACGTGGCATTTCTTGCAGTATGACAGCGCTTTACCCTTCCGGTGGTAAAACGACTCGGACAGCTCCATCCGCGAGCCCTCGTGGAGAGGGTGAACGCAGATGGACAGGCCGTTCATGGCGGCCTTGAGCTTGCACGTCTGGCAGTACCGCCGCCCGCCCCTCGGCTTGATAGCGAGGGGCAGGGCATTGGGACCGCCACAGACAATGCAGGCCTTTACAGCAGCTTGCGGAGTCTGTTGAGAAGCGAACACAAAATCAATCCTCCAAGAAGGACAAGCCAAAAGCAGGCAACCCAAACAATTTCAGGGGTGTCAGGCACGGGCTACTCGTATGTGCTTTGGGTGGGCTCAAATAGGGTGTCGTCCTCAATGTTTACCAGCCCGTTACAAACATCCATGTAAGGGCAGGCTCGGTTACCGTAGGGACCCGTGCAATGGTCCCTATTTTCTATGTAGAAGCTCGGCCCTCCCGTGGTCCGAGCGGAGTCTCGGTTAGCTTGCCATCGGTCCATGATGTGATGAATGTCGTCAACTGCCTTGTCGACAACAGCTTGCGGCCGCGTCAGGAACTGGTGCGTGATGATCTGGTGCGGGTTCAGCGTTGCCTGTTTACGGGAGACCTTGCGGGCGGTGATGAGTAGGGTACCGCCGACTGGGGTGAACCCGTTGCGGGCCAGGAGGTAAGCGTAACCGCACTCGTGCCAGTCCCGCTCCATCTGCTGCCAGTAGACGGGGATGGGCTTGGCTGCGTCGATGGTCTTATGCTGGACGTGCCACCACTGTTCGTTCCACTTGACGATAGCGTCCAGGCGGCCCTGCAGGATATGGTCGCTGGGGTAGGGGCCACCGACTCGCCAGCGAGGTAGGGGAGCATCGAGGACAGCCTCAACCGAGAACACTTGCCAGTCCACAGGCTTCTGCCAGACCGCGAGGCCAGCCTGAAGGATGGAAAGCTGCTCGGCTGCTTTCTCGTGGTACTCCCTGTCGGTAAGCTGGGCGAGATGGTCGATCATGATGTCGCCCATCTCATCCATGTTATCGCGGAGCATGTAGGCTTCCATGCCCTTGTGCCAGATGGTGCCGACATCCAACGGCTGCGAGTACTGGCGCTTACGGGTACGACCGAGATCGTACCGATAGTAGGCCAGTTTCTCGCAGCGCTGGAAGTCCTTGATGCTGCTGATGTTGAGCTTCATGGACTCCTAGTGGACGAAGAAGTGCCAGAACCACAGCCAGATGGGACCGACGGGCGTGTACGGATCGTGGAAGCCGAAGTCATGACCGAAGTTATGCATGGTTGGTCTCCTTACTTCTTGGTGGTCTTGTTGCAGACAGTGCAGCGGTGATCGTGGGCGGTACTGACGGTCGTGTTGTGGACGCGGTTGCGCTTGCCGTACTTCTCGTCCTGATACGCGTGGACACAGGTGCAGGGCTTGATGAGCGTCATGCGGTACCTCCAGAGTACACTTCGAGCAGCAGGGGACCGAAAGCATAGCAGGTATACCAGTTAGCGCGGCGGTCGATCACACCAAGCCCAAACCACGCAGGCCAGACCAACCACGAGACCTCGCGCTTCACTTGGCGACCTCGTTGCTGAGGCAGGATGCCCTACCTCGGGTGTTGATCATGCGGACCGCCCAGTCACGGGCTGTGGTGTCGGGGATGGTAATGCTGGTGGTCAGGCCTGGCGTAAAGGGACCGACGACAGCACCATAGCGCCGCCATGCAGCTTCGGAGCGCACCACCGGCCAGTATTTGGTCCAGATGGCGGGGTCCGCCTGCATGGAGTCCTTCTTGGCAGCCCACGTTGCGGACTGCTGATGACACCAGATTTCCACAGCCACCAGGCCAGGAGTATATGCAAGCGTACTGTCTGTGGTCGAGTGGCAGCCAACGGGGCAGGAGTCAGCCGTCGCTGCTACGGTCGACGGATTCGTCCAAGTGAACGTCAGGGCGAGCAACAGGTGCAGCATGTGTGTCCTCCACCTTGCACCAGACACTGAGAAACTTGTCTGTTGAGTTATCAGGAGCGTAGGGTCCACAAGTAGAGACCCAGTCTCGTGCTTCTTTTCGACCACAACGACAGCAGGTTCGCCGAAGGGCAAACTCAGGTAATGCGCCTGGCGATAGATGCCAGTGATGCCAGCATCTCACTATTCTTTCTCCTTTTCGGCGACGATTTTCTCCTTTTCGGTGACGATGCGGGTGGCGCGTTTGCGGACTGGGGTATGCATCGGAAAGTGCTGGCCCATTGCCTCCAGCGCCCAAATCGCGCCCTCGATCCGCGCGGCGTGGAGGGCCGCAGCCGTGCTCACGGTAGGATTGGTGGCACCACACTTGAGGCAATCGTCCCCGCCATCCTGCGCCCAACAGTGATCACACTCTACCTGCTCTCGTTCACGCGGGGTCATGGCTGGCACCCCAACGAGGCGGCGACGACGACAACCACTCCGATGGCCGCGATGACAACGATCGCCCACGGGTTGTAGAACGGGTTCCCTAGTTCCACCCATCGCTTCATTGTTCCCCTCCAATGGCGCGGGAGACGATGGCGGCACGGGTGGTGGCGTCCGTGGCACCGAAACCACACTCCATGTCTGCCTCGTCCACTGCCTTCGTCACCACCGCCCGCAACGCCTCAGTGCTGGAGACGGGACGGGAAAGAACTGTGCGAGCAGCATTTCGATCATCTTCCATCGAACGGCCGCGGTCCCGGCCGGGATTGAACCCGCCCCAGCGATACTTGCCCCCCATGTCTGGTTGGCCAACGAGAAAGCGGTCGTCGTAGTTCTTTAACGCCGCCTTCGCTTCCACCAGCTCCGCCGCCATCGCGGCTTCGCGGGTAGCACTCATGTCCAACAGGCGAGCCTGTTCCAGCACCTCGGCTTGGGCCTGCTTGAGGAGCACGAGGGCACAGTCGTGATGGTGCTGTTCACAGCCTTCGTAATGGGTACGTCCATCGGTCATAGCTTCCTCCATGTGCCACGGCCGGACTTTGCCACGAGGGCTCGGCGCTCCAATGAGCGAAGGGCATTGTCGGCAGCGGAACCTGCGGTGGATGCGGAGAGCTTGGCTTTTGACTGAAGCATAAGAGCCAAGTCAGCGCGCGTCGTCAAACCGTTGTCAAGACTTTGCAAAATGAGGTTCTGGTGGGCCGTGGCATCCATCTGAGCTACAAGCTTCACACCAGGGTCGGAGGGAGTACCAAGGTCCACCATATCGTACAGGAGCTTGCGCTTGCCGTTAGCGAGGCCCCGAGCCTTGGGAGTAGTCATCCTGATACTGCCGGACTTCGTTTCGGTGAGGGAGATATGGGCGTCGATGCTGCCAGCGATGACCGTAGAGCCGCGGGCCTTGTAGTTAGCGCTACGCTCCTCGCCAGCGGAGGGCTTGGCTGTATGGTGTGTGAAGATCACCGTGAGGCCGAGCCTATCGCGGAGGTGCTTGAGGGCGGTCATGACGACACCCATTTCTCTGCTGCTGTTTTCGTCGGCAGAGTGGATGCAGGCCAGAGTATCAAAAATCACTACGTCGAGGCCGATTTCGCTATGCCAGTTATCGAGGAATGTATGAAAATCCTTGTCGAGAATATTGACATTCTCGTTGAAGATGGCCTCGGTATTCAGGATGCTGATACTGGCATCGTCTAACTCCATGCCACGCATGAGCTTACGGGTTTGCTCGGCATAGTCCCATGTCGGGGCATCCTGACCGACGTACATCACTTTGAGCTTCTCGTAGGGCTCAAAGACCCCCAGGAATGGGAGCCCCGAGTCCAGACAAAGTGCGAGGGAGAGGGTGAGCATGGTCTTGCCGGTGTAGGGCTCGGCGCTGACCATGATTAGAGAGCGTTGCAGGAGCAGGTCGTGCAGGAGAGGGGGAGGCCGTCTGACCTCCCCCAATCCCACGTCTGCGAGGGCACGAACGTTACGCTGGTTTCTGAGAATGGGCTCTGAACTCATGCGGCTCCAGCTTGTCGAGGATGTCGGAGGAGAGTACGTCGGCGTTGATGCCCGGAAGGGTGACGAACTTTACCTTGGCGCGGAGCACCAAGGCAAGGCTGTTCTGCCGGAAGGCATTCAGCCGCGGGCGTTGAGCCTCGCTCATCCATAAACTGAGGTTGGAGAGGGTCAGGTTCCTGGAGACGTTGTAGGACTTCTTCTTGTTCATAAGCTGCCGCGTCAGGTCCTTACGGGCAACTGTTACGGTTGCGTCCAGCACCGTTTGGACCTCAGGAGCAGTCAGGACGATAAGAGGATCCAGAGCAACCAGACGGCAGCCAGAACCGTCATGCTTCCAGGCCATAACGGTGAGAGGGCTTCGCCTCATGGTCAGCACACTACTGCTGTCACCAGTGAAGGGCGGGGTGAGCGAATAAACGCCGTTCACCGCCTGAAAGTGAACGTTGTTGGCCCGGTTGAGGAAGTCCACCTTGCTTGCAACGTTCGGGATGTAGACAGGAATGCTCGCAGCTTCGCGGGGGTGGTGAGGGGTGAAGACGAAGCCCAGTGAGGTCAGCTTCTCCTGCACGAGCTTGGGGATCCACGAGATACCCGGCTGGGACCATGCGTAGGGAAGGTGGGCGGCTTCGGGCAGCCCACAGTCCGCGCAGTTCTCAGCCAGAGCAGCGAGTCTCTGAGCTTCAATGGTTGTTGCCATCAGTCCTCATCCTCCTCCCCGTAATCTCTTTCAGTGCCGGGCACGTACTCCTGACAGCCGCACTGGCTGAAGTACTCAGTACGATTCTTTGCGTGTGCTTCAACGAGTTCAGTCATGCGGTCGTTGAGGTCCTCCGGGTCCTCGGGTTCATCCTCGTTGTCGCCATAGCCCCTCAGCATATCAGCACCCTTACCACACTTGAAGTCTCCCCAACGCGTGAAGCGATCTTTCATCGCATCGAGGATGCCCTTTTCAATGCGGGCGTAAAGGATCGACGGGACTGGCGCGCCGGTGACGTGCTCCAGAGCACGCTTTAGGTCGCCGTAGTTCTCATGCTCGTCGAAGCGTAACCACGGGTACTTCTTCTGATAACTCAGAAGATAGGCGTCGTTGAAGGTTCTCTCGTCTACGGCGCAGCCGACGGTGAACTTGTTCAGGAGGTCCCAGGCGGCTTTGGGGAAGAATTCCTTCTTGAAGCCCCACACCTCGGGAAGAGGGTGGGGCTCAGGAAGATGATCGCGCTTGCTGTGCCCGCAGGTTGCGCACAGCGTCGGTTCACTGGGCTTTTTCTTCGTCATCGAGGTCCTCGACGAGGTGGATGCCGAACTTCTTCTGGATTTCCTCGAAGGCTTCGACGGTGTCCCGGAGACTGTTGCTGGCCACCATGATGGAAGCCTTCTCCAGAGCCCCCTCGTCGCCAGTCTTGGGGCTGCGCTTCATGGCGGCTTCGGCGGTGGACTTGAGGATGGCCGAAGCCACCACCGTATCGCCGAGGCGGCGCAGAAGGATTTTGCTCAGGTCGCGCAGTTCCTCGATGGACAGCTCGTCGATCTTCTTGTAAACGCGCCCCTGAGCGGACTGTCGGAGGTCGATGCCCTTCATCCCCTTCTTGTTGAAGATCTTGCCAGTGTTCTCGGTGAAGCGGCTGAACAGGCCCCGCTTGCGCTCACTCATCGTTTTCGTTCTCCTCAGCAGCTTCGTCCAGCTTCATCCGCTTGATGGTGTCTTCCAGCGTTTCGCCCGCCTTGTGATCCACCTGGCGAATGGTGATCTTGACGGTCTCCATGTCGCCGACCAGCTTGGCGGACTGCCCAGCGATCTTGGCAGCCTCCTCGATCATCCTGACCCGCTGATTGCCCTTGGGAGAGTCTGCGATGATCTGGTCCATGTCCCGCAGGGCCTCCTCGATGAGCCCGAAGGCGGTGAAAGCCAGCGCCAGGGCGTGACCAGCGATGCGAAGGTCGTTGATAGCAGCGTTCATAGCAGCCATCTTCTTCTCGGGGGTGCTCATGTCCACATCTTCGTGGCGCTCCACGAGCATCCCGAGATCGCCGATCTCGGAGACCTTTTCGTCGGCCTTCTTGGGCTTGGCTCCTCCCATTTCGCGGAGGATGTTCCGCAGCACGTCGTCCATGTCATCCGGCTTGCCGGTCATGACTCCTCCTCGCCCGTGTCGTCCATCTGGGAAAACTTGTGGCTGCTGGTGTCGTGCCCACAGCCCGCACCAGTGATACAGTCCATGCAGATGTCGCACTGGAAGCAGAAGGGCGTGCGACCCTTGCAGGGCAGCCTACCGCAGCACTGGGGCGTCAGGGGCTTGATCTTGCGCTTGTTCTTGGTCTCTTCCTCGATCATGGCGTCGAGCTTGGAGAGGGTGGCGCTGGTGTTCGGCTTGAGAGGCAGCTTGCGCTGCATCAGGTTGTCGCCATCCTTCTTCGGCCCCTCACCCGGAGGAATCGGAGCTTGCTTCTGGGCCATCAGTTGACCTCCATGCTCATCGTGCCCTCGTACTCGCCACTTTTGTAGCAACGACGAGCGGCCCTAGGGGATTCACCACCTTCGATACACATTGCACAGACAAGCACAGGGCCAGACTTTCGCTTGGTGCGACGACGGGACTTGCGCTTCTCGTCGTTCTTGATGGCTTCGTCGAGCTTCGCCAGCGTCTTGCTGACGTTGGGCTTGACGGGGAGCTTACGGCCGAGGAGGCCCCCGCTGGGGGAGCCTCCGCTGTTGGCAGGCGGGATCGCCTGTTGCTTCTGCTTGTTCATTCCCCCTCCGTGTGGAAGGCGCGGTAGATGAGTCCCGCCCAGAAGGTTGCGAGGGTCACGTTGGCCATCCAGCAAATCACCCACAGCGTCCAGCTAAGCTTGACAGCGGCTGGAAGATGGGAGGTCAGCAGGATCATCAGGGCCAGCGAGACCCAGTGGCTTGTGCAGTAGGGACAGCTCAGCAGCTTACCCACGAACGGCACATGCACCAGCAGCCACTCCCGCAGCCATGCGAAGATCTTGGCTTTGGAGAGCGTCATGGTGATAGATGCCGTGGCCAGGGAAAGCAGCAGCAGGGCAGCGAGATCGGTCACCAGCATCCGCAGCCTCGCTCCTCCTGCTTCTTCACGATCTCCTTGGCCTGCTTGATTTGCTCGTCCAGCGTAGCCTTGACCTTGCTCACATCCGGCCTGTTGGGGAGCTTGCGCTTGAGGTCGAGGCCGTCCCCACCGTTCGCGGGGGTCGTGCCGACAGGGATCTGCTTGGTGAAGACGTTCATGACTTGGGCTCCTTAGGCTTGAGGGCCTTGAAGGTGAAGTGGCCGCCACGTGCGCTGGACTGCCAACAGAGTGTCCAGAACATGTGATTTGACTGCATGGAATGGATGATGTCTTCGTTGCCGGACCAGCCGCCAGTAGAGAGATGCCAGATGCCATCCTTCAGCATGGCATAGTCCGGCCAGTTCCAGATGGAAGCGACGAACTCCAGCAGCCCCCCCGAATCCTCGATAGGCCAGTTCTTGATCTGGTCCAGCTCGGTATCGGAGGGGTACCTGCCGCTCATGCGAGGACCTGTTCGAGCTTGACCACGTCGTCCTTGGCGGTGCCGAGGAACTCGTCCACGTCGGCCTTGTAGTCGAGGTGGCGATGCTGCGACACCAGCGTGGCCAGCGTGGTGGTGATGTCCGTGAGGGTGATGCCCTCGACCCGACCGATCACGAGGTCTCGGCTCAGGGCCATAGCAGCAGCCTGCTGCACGAGTGCTGCGGTGAAAGCGCCGGACAGAACGTGACGGATGGCGAACGGGATCGTGCTGTCGTCCGTCATGTGAGCGTGGTAGAGGACGTGCTTGTCGCTGAAGATGTCCAGCGTGACCCGCTCGACCAGCTCCGCCAGCGTCAGGGCGCTGTTCAGGGGATAGCGCTTGAGGTTGATCTCCAGGATCTTGGCCGTTGCGGTGGCGTTGGGACGCGGCACTCGCACCTTCTTGTCGATACGGCCCTCACGAACCACGGCGGGATCGAGCATTTCGGGACGGTTGGTGGCGAGCAGGACCAACGCACCGGAATCCTCGACGCCATCCATCTCGGCGAGGAAGGTCGGCACGATGGTGCGGTCCACGTCGCTGCTACGCCCCGAGCCACGCTTGTTCATGATGGCTTCGGCTTCGTCGATGAAGATGATGGCGGGGAAGTTGTTCTCCGCCTTGAACTTGCGGGCACGGTCGAACAGGTTGCGGATGTTCTGTTCGGTCATGCCGACCCACGGCGAAAGCAGCTCCGGCCCCTTCACCGACAGGAAGGCCCCCGAGCCAGCGTGACCGTGCTTGCGGAGCAGATCGGTCATGACAGCCTTGGCGATGAGGGTCTTGCCACAGCCGGGAGGCCCGAACATCAGGCAGCCCTTGGGCATCGGGATGCCGTAGGACTTGTAGATTTTCGGGTTGAGCAGCGGCTGCTCCAGCACCTCGTAGAAGAACTGCTTCACATCGTCCAGGCCACCGATGTCGTCCCACAGGACGTGCTGGAACTCTTCGACGACGTTGGACTTGGCAGCGGTGGGATCGGGCCCGAGGTTCACCGTGGCGACGTTCTGGCCCATGTCGAGCTGCACGAGGTCTCCGGGCTCCACATCGAAAGCGCAGAGCACGGACTTGGACATGCCAGCGACGCCCGAGGGGCCGGACATCAGCTCGATGAGGTTGTTGTCGATGCGCCGCTTGACCGGCATGATGGGTCCGGGGAACTGCGGGGGACGGATCGCCACCGGCACCTTGGACTCGACCGAAATGGCGACGGTGTGGCCGATGATGGGCGAGAAGCCGCGAGGCACGGGCAGCTCCATGAAGTTGCCCTGAACCGAGCAGGTCATGGTGGTGCCCTTCTTCTTGTCCCCGGTGATCATAGCGATGGTGCCGAAAAGCAGCGGCGGAGCGGTGGCCTTCTCGATGAACTCTTCGAGCTGGCGGATCGCTTCCCTGGCCTCCTGCAGCGCAACTGCCTGTTCGTCCTTGGTGGCCATCACTTGGTCCTTTTCTGCTTGGGTTTGTAGGAACGACGCCAGCCGGTGGTAGGCGTACCAACGGAAGCGCCCGGTGGGAGATACGTGACCGCATCGTCGTACAGACCGAGTTCACTCAGGAGAGCTTTCTCCTCGGCTTGAAGCTGGTGCAGCTTGCGGCGGGCCTTACGGATCTCGGCTGCATGAGCACGCTCACCGAGCTGGTGTAGATAGTCAGCACGGCGAGCATAGAGGGGCTGCTGGTTACGGACTTGGCGGAGCCTGCGGCTGAGAAGCTGCGATACGCTGCTCATCTGCCGCCCTCCTCTCTTCGGCGATGTCAAGCGTCTCGTTCAGCGCTGCGGCACACCCAGCACAGCCCTCAGCTCCGAAGCCGTGAGTGCCATCGTCGTGGCGCAGGGCGTGGGTGAACTGGATGAGCCTGAGGCCGTAGGGCTTCAGCTCGGCAGAGGCAGCAGCGTGAACCTCCTTCATTTCGACGTTGGACATGTTGTGGGCGAAGGTGGCAACGACGGTGGTGTTGGGGTCCGTGGCGCTTGGGCCGACAGTTGCTAGCCCGAAGTACATGAGGCAGCCTCCTCAGGGGTCAGGATGGTGAAGCCCGTCATGACTTCGGCGGGATGTTCGATGTCGTAGTACTTGGCCAGCGTGGCAGGGCCGCCGAGACCGAGAGCTTGCGTGGACTTGAAGAGCTTCACAGCGGCACTCAGCCTGTCGGAGCGAGTGACACCACGGGAGCGCTGGACCACGTAGCGCGAGAAGTGGGCGAGGATGAAGATGCCCGGCTCCCGCTTGATGGGCTGATTGTGCAGCCAGCTCAGGTACTCTTGGACTGCGCTGTTCTCAGCCTTGTGCCACGCCTTGTCAGAATCGTCGACACCCCTGAAGAAGCGGATGTCAGTGGACTTGAAGGGAGTGCGCTCGCCCGTGTCGTAGAAGGCACGAGAGCTGACCCAGACAGGCAGCTTGAACTTGGTGGAAATCTCACGGGCTTGATACTCAGCGATGTTCGGCACGAAGATCATGGTGCAGGCCGTGCCGCCGTTGTGCTCGGGCAGCAAGAAGGCACCGACCTCCGCCAGCTCACCGGACTTACCGAGTCCGTTGAGTTCGAGGTGGTCGATGATGCCATTCCAGATCTCCGCCTCCGCTTCGAGCTTCTTGGCCTGTTTGACAGCATCGGGACGGCGCTGCTTGAAGCGGTCGATGGCAGTCTGTTGGCTGTCGGTGTCGATGGAGTTGAAGAAGCTGTCCGCGGTGTTCAGCTTCTCCTCACCCTCGGGGGGAGCCCATTCCTGCAGGCTGTCCCCTTCAGGGTTGAGGATGAAGATGGCCCAGGAGGTATCCGTGAGGAGCCCCTGGATGGCTTTCAGCTTGGCGGCACGAGGGGGCATTACTTCCTCCGCAGCTTGACCTGAGCGGCCGGGTAGCGCTTCGTGATGTAGCGGCGCATCGCTTCCTGCTGAACGACGAGGGCAGCGAGCTGCTCCCACTTGATGTGGCCGAAGAGGTCGTTCGCGAGGCGGGAGACGACGAGGTCGCGAAGGGTGGTGCCCATCGTGCGCCGCTTCCAGCGAGCAGAGCGGGCGGTGGCACGAATGTAGGGCGGGTGCTTCACGAGGGACAGGAATACGTAGTTCGCGAACGAGGGGTCGTCGAGAGCCGCGTGGATGATGGTTTCGGGGGTGAGCTGCGTGACAGCGAGGGCCTTCCGTCCGGTGGAACGCTGAGCTTTGAGCTTCACTTGTCATCCTCCTTGTTGAGGGCATCGACATACTTCTTGACCGTCTCGAAGTACTTCGGATCCTGCAGAATGCGCTCCAGCGTCAGGTGATAGGCGCTGGCGAGACAGAGGAGGCCCAGAGCCCAGCGGCGGCTCCAGTCTCCCGGCCTGCTCGTGATGATGTCGGCGATGGCTTGGTCGATCTGGATCTCCTCCAGGCCGTAGTCGGGCACCGGCTGCTTACCAGCCCACTTGCACCACTCGAACACCAACTCGGCCATCTTCCTGCTGGTGATCTGGTTGTCCTCACCAGCGGCGTCGTCGATGGCTTTGCGGAGGCGAGCCGGGACGATGGCTTGGACATCACCCATGCCCGTCTCATCGCCATCGCTGCGGGTGCCCACACCACGCTTCTTCTTGAACTGCGGTGCTTCACGAGCGAAGTTGAACATCATCCCTCCCTAGGGATTAAATCGGGTTACTGGGGTTACGGCTGTTGTAGCGTTCGATCTGCGAGGTCAGGGACTCATCCCGCAGGAGCATTCCGCGGTGCCATGCGCTGTTCCACACGATCTGCAGAATCCAGTACAGCAGCAGGCCAACCAGCATTCCGCGGCCCAGCACTCCCAAGATGTAGAGCACGAGGGCAACGCCGAAGTGAGTGGGGGCCTTGAGGGTGTCGAACCCGAGCCAAATGTAGTGCAGGCCAGCGAAGCTCAGGAGGCTGGGGAAGAAAACCCTGGCGGGGATGAGGCTGTAATGCGTGTGCTTGTTGTGTTGCTGGCCAAGCCAACGAAAGGGATTTACCATGAACCGACCTCCAGTTTGAGGAAGAGGTTGAGCCAGCGGAAGTGTGGGCGTGGGCCAGTCCACGCGAGGCCTCGGGGGAGCCATTCCACATCGCGCACTAGCACGAGGGAACAGGTCCCGTTAAGATGCTCGGTGAGCCAGCCCACTTGGCTCCCTAGGTAGTGGACATTGCGGTTCATGGGACCAAGTTCTGCTTGACGCGGGCCTTCAGGTCATCGAGACGACCACTGACCACGCCCCACTTCCGGTTGTAGGCTTCGAGGGAGTCGAGCATTTCCTTGCCTAGCTTCTCCAGCTGCTTGCCCTGCTCGTCGGTCACTGGAGGGTTGATCTCCAGAAACAGGGTGAAGAGAGCCTTGGTGTTCTTACCGAGCGTGCTGCTCGTCTTGGCCATGTCGTCGACGACTTCGAGCGCTTCCTTCCAGCCGTCGATGGCAGTCTTCCAGTGCTTCATGGCCTTCTCAGCAATCTCTTCGTCGCTGCTCTTGGGGACGATGGCGAGGCCGAAGATGGCTTGGACTAGCGTGATCACGCCGCCACCCACGAGCATTCCCACAACGAAAGCGCCTTGTTGGACGGTCATTAGCGCTCCCTGGTCAGGGTGGTGACCACCCGATTGTGGACTTCCTGGGCCTTGACGGTGGCATCTTCGTAGCCCTGCAGGTAGCCCTGACGATAAGCGCGGTTGACGATCTCCTTGATGCGGAGCATGGTCAACTCGGACAGCTTGTGGACGCGTTCGACCATCGACAGTTCGGCTGCCTGTCGCTCTTCTCCTGTGGTGTCCATCTCGATGGTGGACATGGCTTCCTCCTAGCTGGTGAACTCCTTCGGGGACAGATTGGCTTCGACGGGGGACAACATGGACTGGACTTCCAGTCCCTGAACGAACAGGTGGGACTTGAACTCGGGGAAGGGCAGCCATTTGTTGAGGCTGGCGACCCAGACGAAGAGCTGACCAGTGTTCCCTCGCCGCACCTTAGCGGTGAAGGTGAAGTCCCTGTAGTGGGCTGATTCACTCATGTTGTTGTCTCCCAGTTAGTTAGGGAGCAGGTGGCCCGCATTTTGTGAAGTCGGCGCATCCTGCTCCCTACTCGGACCTTACTGCTTGCTTGTTCAGCGCATATTGAGCCCTCCAAGGGGTGGCCGGAGGATGTCAACGCTACGCAACGGCGTAGGTGGACACAAAAAAAGGGCGGAGCCTGTACGAGCGCTCCGCCCTAGCTCTGCGGTGTGTCTAGAACTCGAACGCCACGAGCGGCGGCTGCGGCTTGGCAGCGGTCTTGGCGTCCCGGTCGTTGTACGTGAGCTTGACTTCCAGCTTGAACTCGCCGAAGTCCGCACCGGAGCGGTAGTTACCGAAACCGCCGTTGTTCATCCGGGGACCGCCGCTGGACTCGACCACGTACCGGGTGCCGTCCTTGCGCTGACCGGTCGTTCCCTTGGTGCGGTCGGGGTCCACGTAGCCCTTCCGGAGCAGGGGAGCGATGTACACGTTGCCGCTCTCGTCGGTGAGTTCGACCACACCAGCGATGCCCTTGATCTCGGGAACGTTGCGGGTCTGCTTGTCGGACAGCTTGAGGGAGCGGGTGACGGTCAGGGTCTTGGCCATGATACTAACCTCCGGGTAGAGTCAGGCTGCACGATGCAGCTCGACTGCCGGGAGGCCAAGCAAGACGGGGGCCAAGGCAAAATCGCACGCCAAACGTGCGTTGCCACAATAAACCTGCCAGCCATCCTGTCATTGCCGGAAAGAATGTCAGTGCACGCATGTGCAGTATCAAGACGTTGCAAAGCCAGTCCACGCGCCTATGCACGCACGCAGAGAGTGTTTCAACATGCAACAGGGGGGGAGCACCCCCATCGACCTCGGGCACCAAGATCAAGGGGGTCCTACCTCCGCGCCAGGAATGGGTTTGACAGTGACGGGTCATTCCCCTAGCTTGCGTTTCATGGCTTCCAAAGAGAAATACGTCGGTCTCCGCGCCGAAATCCTCCTCAACGAGAACCGTGTCGGCACCGTTGACTGGAAAACTGTTGCCCAGATCGCCGAGCAATTCGGCTGCTCCACCGCCTATGTCTACCGTGTCCGCTACCTCTTGGGCATGAAGGACGCTCCGATCCGCGCCGCCTCCGAACAAGTCCGCTTGGACAAGGCCCAGACCGAGGAAGGCCAGCTCAAGGACCTCCTGTCCGAGCCCCTCATTAGCCCACTCGACCGCCTCAAGGTGCTGTCCCGCCTGATCCGAACCGGCTCTCCCCCGGTCAAGATCACCGCCATCAAGGCCTATGAAGAACTCACCCGAACGTCCGAAGGCCGCATTGGACCCGGCCCTCCGCTCACCCGCGACGACAAAGTCGCCCGCATCACGAAGCTCCTCCTCGCCCTCCCGGTCGACATCACCGCGGAAGCATGGGAAATCGCCTACGGCTACCCGCCAACAACGGCGGCAAATCGAGCGACGGTACCGCCTCCCTCAGGAGCAGTACCTCCGCCTTCTGTCCCGGTGCCGGAACCACTGTATGATCTGCCAATCCCCTCCAACAGGCCCCCGAGCCCTCGCGGTGGATCACTGCCATCGGACGAAGAAAGTCCGGGGCCTACTCTGTGACCGATGCAACATGGCCCTAGGAGCCTTCCGGGATGACCCCTTCCTCCTCTCAGCAGCCCTTTCTTACCTCCTCGCCTCCCAAGATCTCTGACGGCTTGCCCTACGTAGCCATCGTCTGGAAGGACGCCTACACCAATGTTTCCGACGAAGTTGATCTTGCAGATACTGCTGGTTTCGGTCGAACTATGGTCTGCTGGGATATTGGTTGGCTTGTGCGGGAAACCAAAGAATACCTCGTACTCGCAGTGGGAGCTTGTCCTGATGACAACACTGTCAGGCACTCTAATACTATTCCGCGTTCCATGATCCTTGAGGTCGTCCCCCTGGGGGTATTCAAGTGGCAGTCCCCGATCTCCCGACGCAAAAAGACCCGCTCTACTCGTGGGTCTACGACCACGTCCACGCAGTCTACGCCGAGCACTGGGCCGATCTCTACGACCGATCCGTCGACGGATCTCTCTCCCTAGCTATCGCCCTCACTTACCGCGCAATCCAAACCCTTCTGATTGACGAGGATGACGATGGACCTGAGGAAGAAGCTCCCGGAGGATCCTGGCCCGACGGCTTTTGAGGAGGCCGCCCTCACCTGGCCCCTTGAAGATGAGCGGGAACTCTGGGCTGACATCTGCCACGACTCCTTCTTTTGGTTCTGTGACGTAGCCCTCGGCTATGGCCGTCCTGACTTCGTCTGGTGGACCCCCCGAGTCCACAGGCCCTTCTGCAACTGGTTCGAGCGCCACGTCAAGGAATGGGAGTCGGACCGCGAGGCTGGAAAGCGCCACTCCAAGAACCTCATGGTAATCGTCCACCGAGAGTTCGGTAAGACCATGATTGTAACAAAAGCTGGACAGCTCTGGCTCCATCTTCGCGACACCAACCTCTCCAGCTACATTGGTTCCAGCACTGTGACCCGTGCGGCGCTCTTCTTCACGCCCATCAAAGCCATCCTGATGAACACGGATCCCGGCTCCTGGTTCAACTGGTTCTACGGTAACTGGTACGACCCGAACCGCACTTGGACCACCTACGAACTCGTCCACGCCGCCCGAACCAACCAGGCCCGCACCGAGCCCTCAATCGGCACCTGGGGCGTTGAAACCGGCCTCGTCGGGATGCATCCAGACGTTGGTTTCATGGATGACCCCGTTGATTACGAAAAAATGGGAACCGACTCGCTGTGGCTGGGGAAAGTTAACACTCATATGCACTCCCTCGCGCCCGTTTTCAAAGCGGATTCCTTCTTCGTCTACACGGGCACCCGCTACCACGACGCGGATCCTATCGGCGAAAACCTTCGTAACGCAGGCGTAGCCAGTCTCGAAGGGATGCCAATGTCCGGAGTTGCCCTTCGTCCCAACGGCAAGTGGCACGTTTACTTCCGTTCGGCCCGAGACGAAAAGGGTAACCCGACCTATCCCGAGAACTGGCCCGAACGTCGTCTCGCCGAATACGAGCAAGCCAACCCCCTCCAGTACGCAGCCCAGCTTATGAACGATCCCAACACCGGCCATCACGTCCCCATCACCGCCGACCAGATCGACCTCCTCTGGGTCGAGCCTCGTGATGTCCCACGCAACCTGAAGATCTCCGTTCACATCGACACTGCCTTCAAATCCAAGGAATCGGTGGCTCGGGGGGACGAGTCCGTTATCCAGGTTTGGGGCCACGACCGAGGGACTGGGGATGTCTACTATCTGGAAGGCCACGGATCGAATCGCTGGCGGATCGAAGATTTTAACAATCAGCTCGTCCTCCTCCTCCAGAAGCTTAAATCCCGCAAACAGTGGCCGTTCGTACTTACGGACGAAGCCGAGGTCGGTGGTAAGTACGGTGCCTGGCAACTGACCATGCAATCCTGGTGCCACGCTGTTGGGCTTCCTGCGCCCCATATTGAACTCCTCCCCCGAGGGGGTAAAAAGAAGGTAACTCGTTTGGTGGAAGCAGCTTCCTACTGGGTGGACGGTCACGTCCGCCTCGTCAAGGGTGCTCCCGGTATCGACAAGCTGATCGACCAAATGCTCCGGATTGGAACTTCTTCAAACGACGACTGGGCCGACTGCGGCGCAGACGTTTTCAATAAGATGGTCTACGTCCCCATGAACCGTCGCGGGACCTACGAGGTCTACGTTCCCCCCTCTCGTCCCTGGGATGCCCAGCTCCAAGACCAAGACCAGGTCGCCCGAGAGGCCTACGACGCTGTCTATGTCCGTGAAGAGGAGTCCTACCGTCCTGCCATTGAGTGAGCCCAAGGTCCAACGAGAGCTAGCTTACAGCTCTCTTCCACCTCCCAGGTGGAAAGAGAGTTGTTGTAGCTCTCTTCCTTGGGGGCCCCACAACTCCTGACAAAGCGTTGGGAATAAAGGACTTACAAGGCAGTACTTTGGCAGTACGACAATTCGTTGCAGCACAACAGGTTAACCCCACTTTTTACAAACACTGGACATTCGGTCCATTAAATACATTGGGTTTTTGCATTTTGGACGCCAATTCATTTAATCACAACACTTTGGCACTTTAACCGGAGTTACAACTTCATGGGCTACACAGCTTTCGATCTCGAAATCGAGGAGGCGGTTGACGGTGTCCGTCGGACCTGGGACGACGCCCGTGCAGGTCGATGTGGTGTGTCCCTTCTGTGCCTATACGACAGTGACATGGATCAGTACCTGTTCTTCGACCACCACAACCTGCGCGAAGGCTACGAATACCTCTCTAACTCCGAGCTTCTGGTGGGCTTCAATAGCGCCGACTTCGACCTACCCTGCCTGGCCGGAGCGCTGGGGCTCCCTCCCCTCCCCACGGTCCCCCACTTTGATATCCTGCGTGCGGTGTGGCAGGGCCTGGGCAAGCGTCGAAAAGGCTACAAACTCGCCGAAATCTGCGACCGAACCCTCAACACCTCCAAGTCCGGATCCGGAGACTTCGCCACCACCCTCTTCGCAGAGTCCCGCTTCGCTGAACTCTACACCTACTGCCTGAGGGACGTGCAATTGACAAGCAAACTCTTTGATCATATTATGTCAACCGGTCACATCGTCGATCTCGACGGCAACCCTCTTGAGGTGCACAACCTTGGATCAGTCGAAGCCGGGCAGTCCGCCACCGCAGAACAGTTCCCTGACAAATCTGCCAGCGGGCTCTCTTGATGAAAAGATCGTTACCCTCGTTCGGGAGCGCCGAGCCCACGCGCAAACGCGCTACATTTCTTTCTTCCGGCGCATTGCCCGTTGGTACGACCTGTATCGCGGTATTTATTCTGGCAAGTTTGCTGCCTTTCGCAATAACATTCATCTGCCTTTCCTCCTTAGCGTCGTTCAGTCGGACGTTGCTCGAAAGGTTCAGACGACCTTCGGCGGCTGGCCCATCGTCGAATTCACCGGCTACAGCCACGATGAGTCCTGGAAGGCCCGCAAAAACGAAGTCCTGATCTCCGCCCAGATGAAGGACTGCGAAAGTTTCCGCAAAGCAGTCGATTTTTACAGCTCCAGCGACATCTACGGCACCGCCATCGCCCGAATTGGCTGGCGAACCGATGAGAGGTTGGAAAATTTCCGCTCGATGGGCTTCGACGCGGCCACCGGAGGCCGAAAACTGGTCTCCAACACGCGAAAAGTCACTACTTTCGACGGTCCGGACTGGGATGTCGTCGATATTCTTGATTTTCTGCCCCAACCGGGCAAAAAGCGGATCCAAGAGTGCGATTGGGTCATTCATCGCTACTACATGGACCTGGATCAGCTCGATGAACTCGCTGCGCAGGGCATTTACGACCCCGCAGCAGTGCGAAAGCTCCGTACTTCGGGCAATATGCCCACTCAGATCGAAAACGACTACCTCCAGCGCGTCAACATCTACCGCAGCTACAGCGAGTACGACGCCAGGCGTCAGGAACGCTACGCCAAGCCGGTTGAAGTCGTTGAAATGTGGGGGCGAGTGCCCTCCGAGTTCGCTCCGGACGGGCTGGTTCATCGCGTTGTCACGGTAGCCAATGGCAACGTCTTGCTGCGAAACCGCCCGAATCCGTTCTGGCATGGCCAGATTCCCTTCGTGGCCTACTCCCCAATGCCGGACCCCCACTACTTCCATGGCCCCGGCAAGATCGAAGTCGCGGAGAAAATGCAATATGCCGCCAATCGTTATGCGAACCAGAAAATGGATGGGCTGGACCTCGCGGTCGATCAGGTTTGGCTCGTTAACTCTTCTCTGGGGATCGACACACAAAACCTCTATATGCGCCCCGGCCGGGTCATTAAGGTGGATGGGGCTATCGGTGAAGATCAAATTCGGCCTCTATCGCCAGATCTTCGTGGCATCGGTGCTGCCAACGAAGAGATCTCTTTCCTCTGGAACGCTATCCAGCAGGCTACGGGCATTATCGAGGATACGGTTCAGGGTGGTCAGGGAGGTCGTGACCGCCAAACTGCTCATGAGTTTGCTGGACGACAAGAAAATGTCATGACCCGCCTCATGTTGGAGGCTCGCCTGGCCGAAGAGGGCTTCGTGGAGCCGATGGCCAACATGTTCGTGAGTCTCAATAAGCAGTTCTTGACGATTCCTAAAGAAGTTCGTATCCTAGGCACTGATGCAACTGTGAATCCTGTTACTGGGTTCCCGCTGCCACAGCAGGCGGTTACAATCGACGATATCAGTGATATCAATCACGACTACCGAGCCCGCGCTGTTGGCAGTACCCAGATGATGGGACGAGCGATGATGCAGCAGCAGCTGATCGGCCTCATGCAGGTCATCAGCGCCAACCCTGTCGGTATGCAGATGGTCAACTGGACCGCCTACTTCCGCCAGATGTTCGACGCTTTCCAGCTTCGGAATGTGGACGAACTCCTTAATCCGGGTCCCACGCAGGTCAACCAGGCTGCTCAGCAGCAGGGCCCTGCCAGTGTGGACGATCAAATCAACCAGGCTGGCTCGGCGGCCCCTATTGGCCCCGGAGCCAACCAGTGGATGCCAGGGAACCTGTTCCAGGGCATTTCGGGGAACCAATAAATGTCGGATCGCGCCGAAAGCGAGCTTCTTGAGGATCTGCTGAATTCCGAGGCATGGAACCAGTTCCTTGTCAAGTATTTGCTTAAGTTCAAGGAAGTAGCTATTCTACAGCTCACGACTATCCGCACCACGGATAGTAAGCTTCCTCCGGACGACTTCATCCGAGGCCGCCTGGATGTCTTTAACTTCCTTCTGAATGGCCTTCCCGCACAGCTGGACCAGTGGAAGAACCCTGAGAAGGACGTTAACAACCCTAGGGAATCCGACGACAGCCTACCTGGCGTCGGCGACCCGTATAGCGAGCCAACCTCGCAGGGAGAGTAACAAATGACGCACCCTGATCTCGAACGGCCTGATTCGGGTCAACCCCGTCTTCTGGCGAATAAGTATCGGGACCCCGCTGAACTCGAACGTGGGTACCTGGAACTTCAGACTGTGTCCAACCAGACGTATCAGCGCACTCAGGAGCTTGAGGCGCGCCTTGCTGAGCTTGAGCGGGTCAACCCCCTGGAGCGCCAGCAGAGCCGCCGAGACCCCATGGAAGCGCTGAACGAGGTTGGTGTTCCTGCGGATGCAATCATGGAGCTGGTTAGTCGGGGCGTTCAGAACGTCCTGCAGCCGATGATGAGAGCCCAGGACGCGCGGCAGACTGTTTCCAACGAGTATCCCGAGTTCGCAAAGTTCGAGAACGATGTGGCCCAGTACCTCAACTCCACCCCGCCCCTGAAGCAGCGCTACGAGCGTATGTTCCAGGCTGACCCCGCGGGTGCAATGGAGTGGGCTTTCCAGACCTACCAGCGCAAGTTTGGCACTCCGGATCCTGGCATCAACCAGGACTCGCGGCGTGAGGCTGCGCTGCCGAACAGCTATAGCGCGGATACGCGTAACGCTGGTTCGGACATCGCGAAGAATGAAGAGCTGGCAAAGCGGTGGGAGTGGGCGCAGAAGACGGGTAACTGGGACCAGTATCTCACAGCACGTTTGGAACTCCCGGAAACGCATTTCAGTCCATATACTTATCGCTAAAGGAACGGTGAAGTTTAGTGTCGTCTAGTGGACAGTTTCAGTCCTACGATCAGGGCTTTCTGGCTGGCACCGGTGGTAATCGAGAAGACCTTCTCGATATCATCGTAAACATTGCTCCCTGGGACACGCCCCTCTTCAGCAGCTCGCCGAAGACGACCGCGCGTCACACCACGCACGAGTGGATCGAGGACGACCTCGCAGCGGTGACTGCCTGGTCTGGTGGTAGCGCTGAAGGCGCGGCTTTCAGTGCGCAGGCTCAGCTCGTCCGTAAGCGTATCGCTAACTACACGATGATCTTCCGTAAGGACATCGAAGTCAGTGAGACGCAGCGCGCAGTGAATCCTGCGGGCATCAAGGACGAGTACTCGTATCAGCTCAGCGTTGCGATGAAGGAAATCGGCCGTGCAGTCGAGGCTCGCTCGTTCAACGCGCGTGCTTCTAGTGCGGCTGGTGCATCCGGTGCCGGTACTACGGCTTCCGGCTCTGCGCGCCTCATGCGTACGCTGGACGATATGATCTTCACGAATACGGCGTCGGCTGCTTCCGCGACGAAGGCCCTCCTCGACTCCCTGGTTGAGGCTGCGTTCATCGCTGGCGGCGTTCCGAACCGTCTGTTCGTGCACCCCAATACCAAGAGCCAGATCGTCAACAACATCGGTGGCGCAGCCACGGTTAACTACCGTAACGTCGCTGCGTCTGATGCGCGACTGATCGGTAACGTCGATGTGTACGTGAGCAACTTCGGTGCGCTTGAACTGGTGCCGGACCGCTTCATGCCCACGGCCGCGACGGCTACTGGTACGACCTCCTACGGTCGTATTTGGCTTCTGGAGCAGCCGAAGATCCGCTACGCCATTCTCCGTCCCATCAAGCACGTTCCGCTGCCGCCTAACGGCGATAGCGTGCGTGGCATGGTGCTCGGTGAACTGACGATGGAGGTTCTGGCTGATAAGGCTCACGCCAAGGCTCTCTGCGTCACGGCTGGCTAACATTCAACCGGGATGGGGGCCTTCGGGCCCCCTTTCCAAGGAGCGACATGGCGCGACCGAACGCAAAGGTTAAGGAAGATCCGGATCGTGGCAGTTTCCACAATCCAGTCTATGAAGAGTTTTCTGGTGCTCCGTACGTCCAGAACTCGAATCAGGGCGAGAATGCGATCCTCCCCCTGGGTGAGACCGACAATACTCCCTGGAGCGCACAGGCTGGCGGCCGAATGTACACCCCGCATAGCGCTGTGAGCCCTGAGTATCCGTCCGTGCAGAGCAACACTCCCGCAATGGGCCATTTCAAGGACACCTTCAGCTACTCGGACGACTCGCCGGGTAAGTAAGAGGATTCACCAATGAAGTTGGATTTGGGCTGCAAGAGCGGTAACGACAAGCGAGAAGGGTACGAGGGAGTCGACTTCACTGCTGGCGAGGGTGTGGACCATGTCTTCGACATTACGAAGCCATGGCCCATCCCGTCTAGCTCTGTTGAGGCCGTCTTTTCAGCCCACTTCTTCGAGCACATCACCGATGAGGCAGCGTACGCTGTCCTCCAGGAGGCCTATCGGGCTTTGCAGGAAGGTGGTGAAATCCAGATTGATGTCCCCGATCTTCCGGAAGTCTGCAAGCTCTTCTATAACGGCGACGCGTTTTACCGTTGGGGTGGCCTTGGCCTCACTACTCTATTTGGAGATCGTGTGGGTGCTGGTCAGTTCCATATTAACGGGTACGACTCTGATAAACTGACGTTTCTCCTTGAAAAGGCTGGCTTCCAGGACGTAGTCTGCGAGAAGATTTGGTCGCATGGTACGGCCTGCCTGCTGGCGACGGGGTACAAGCGTGGAATTCACCAGACGGCTGACTGACAAGCAGATCGACGAGATCACCAGCCCCGACTTCCTCCGCAAGCTCCTGCCTGGCCGAATGGAGGCCAAGTACGATGCGGTGAAGGAACTTCGGGTCTCGGGGATCCATGAGGTCTCCAAGTACACTAAGAAGGAATACGGCGGCTGGCGGCACGTTGCCAGCGTGCCCGCACCCGTGATGTGGGCGGTTTACGAGGGCTACACCGCAGACGAAGTTGCATTGGACGGTGGTAAGAAGCTGCTGGCTTGGATCCAGCGACACCCTGAAATCAAGTCTACTGAGGCCAGAGTATGAAGGTATTCGCACACCGCTCTCCGATTGCAAACGCGATCACTGATTACCGAATCACGATCCCGATGCAGTCGCTTTCTTTTGGTGAAGACGGCGAGCCCGTGGAGGTCATGATCGACGACCTCTCGCCGGGCACAACCCACGAAGACCGTCTCGACGCTTACGAGTCCTCGGATATCGTCTACTGTCACGCGGCCATCGGCGTTCAGCTCTACAAGGACTTGGATCGTTTCCACCGAGCGGTGCGTCGCTTCAACCACTGGCAGGGCACCCTCTCCAACCCGCCTGCCTTCGTGCAGGACTGGGATGACCTCTACACCGAGGTCGATTTCATTAATCCGGCCTTCTCGGTCTGGGGTGTTACGCATCCCGAAACTGGCGAGCCCCTCGCCATTGGCGACGAGATCTACGTCACCACAGCTGATGGGGAGCGCCATCTGGTCTGGAAGGACGGTGTGAAGACGGAGCAGGGCCTGGCCCTTACCGTCGCCCGTAACCACTGGCGTATGGGCAACCTCTACAAGATCATGGACCAGGCCGATCTGGTGACCTGCACCACGCCGCGGCTGAAGCAGGCCATTCAAGACCTTGGGCGCACGGGTCCGATTTATGTCAACCCGAACTGCCCAAACCTCGACAACTATCCCAACGTACCCCTGGCTCCCCACACCGGGATCCGCGTCTTCTGGCAGGGTGGCTACAGCCACCACATGGACCTAAACACCGTCAAAGACTCCATCATCCGGGTCCTGGAGTCCCACCCGGATGTGAAGATGGTCTTCTTCGGCCACGAGTTCCTGTGGCTCCACAATGCTCTTCCCCCGGATCGCTACGAGTATGTGCCGTGGGTGGACCACGCCAAGTACTCCCTGAAGCTCCAGACCATTCCCTTCGACATCGCCATTGCGCCCCTTGAGGATACGCACTTCAACTCCTGCAAGAGCGCCATCAAGATGTACGAAGCAGCCCTCCGAGCTGTGCCCGCGCCCCTGCTGGCAGCCAATGTTGGCCCCTATGCGGACGAGATCGTGGACGGGGAAACGGGAATGCTTTACAATACACCGGAAGAGTTTGAGGCCAAGCTGGGCACCCTGATCCAGAACCAGCGGCTCCGCCGAGCCCTCGGGGAAAACGCCAAGGCTTGGGTGCTGAAGGAACGCGACGCTACGACGCATGGACGGCTCCTGGCCGAACAGTTTAAGGAAGCGATTGCGCGGCGCAAGGCCGCATCCACCCATTACACGGGGAAGAGCGTGAACTTCGATGGCGTTGTTTCAGCCCTCAACTCTAAGCTGGGGACAGGCTAAGACTCGCGTTGCGGGGGTTGCTGGCTCTGCTGGCGACTCCGATCAGCTGATTATGGCGGGGTACTTCCTGGAAGAGGCGTTTCGAGCTTTCGAGGCTGCCAAGGACTGGAAGTACCTTTTCGCGTCCACCACAATCTCCATCACTGCGGGCACCTCTGATTACAATCTGCCCAGCGACTTTCGTAAGATTTACAACGTGCGCGTCTCGGTGGGCAATCCCCGAGTGCTGCAGTATATCGACAAGCGCGACTACGACCTGCTGCGCCCTGATCAGTCCGCCGTGACTACGCCGACGGGCTATATGCTGACGGGCCTCTGGAACAACAGTCCCGGCAAGATCACGCTGGTCCCCAACAACGCGCTGACGGATTCGATGATTGTGAACTACTACCGCAACATCACGATCCCCGATGCCATCGTGCAGGGCACAACCGCTAGCGACAGTGCCACGCTGGACATCCCGATCTTCTATCAGGGGTTTCTTCTCGCGTGGGCTCGGGCGCTCTATCTGGCAAGCAAGGGTGGCGAAGAGGAGCGGCAGCGCTTCTGGGCGAATCTGGCCCAGGAGGGCCTGCTCAAGGCTCGCGCGGCTGACGAGTTCGTGCCGGACGACCTGCTGGCTTTTGGCCCTGCGCCGAACCGCATCAACTCGCCCTACGACCCGAACAACGTCATGCCGTGGGCGGGAGACTTCTAATGGGTAGCCTGACCGAAAAGTTCAGTGGTGGGCTGAATGCTGCGGATCCTCCGGAGCTGCTGAAGGAGGGCGAGCTGACCCTCACCCTGAACGCCTACTACCGCAACACGCAGTCTACGATCAACCACGCTCCGCTGCTGGAGATTGGCGATCTGGTGACGGCTGGGCATGATCCGGTGCGCTCCCTGACAGCGCTAACGTTCAAGGACGAGACGCACTACCTGCTGGCTGTGACGAGCCCGGTAGCTACGCCGACGGTCTATACGCTCTCCATGGCGCAGATCACAACGGCGGGGGGCTCGCAGACGTGGAGCACGGCGACGTTTGCCACCAAGCCCTGGTTCGGGTTTAACAAGACGATTGTGCCGGTGCAGTACGGGGACAACTTCTACCTGTTCTCGGGGGCTGGAACGGCTAATAGCTGCATCGACTCGAACAACTCCAAGTCTTTCCGGGCGATGGGCATGATCGCTAATACGGTTGCGCCTGGGGCTGTAGTGACTGCAGCGGGCGCAACTACCGGACAGTGGGTGCTCACCGGAGACACCCTGCCGACGTTTTACGAGTACTGGACCACGGAGGTCTACAAGGTCGGCGAGGACGTGTTGCTGGAAAGCTCCACGGAGGACACGGCCACCACGACCGTCAATATCACGGGTGTGTCGGACACCGTGAGCATTGCCCGAGGGCTGCCGACTAGCACGCCGGGCAGCACGCTGAACACGGTGGCTACGCACTGGCGAGTGTACCGGTCGGTGTCGAAGGAAGCAAAGGCTGATGTGGCGTTCCCCAATGGGGTGCTGATTAGCCATGACATTCCCATCAGTGCGACGACTTTTGTGGATGGCAGCGCAACGACTACGGCGTATGCCTCGGGCACTACGGCCACCGAGTTCCCGGTGGGCAGCACGACGAACCTTGCCAATATCTACGGGGCTGGGGACGCGCGCATCAACCAGGGAACGAACGGGTACGTCTACATTGCGGGCTTTCCGACCGCGGGTATCACGGAGCCGATCACGGGCATCGAGGTCGCGGTAACGGTCACGCACATTTATAACACGGGGACGACGACCACCTATTCGTTCAGCGGGCTGGATCCTACGTGCCAGATGGGCCTGGCGTACTGGGACGGCGTGACTGCACACATCTATCCGCCTGGGTCAGGTGTACCCGGTGGGCTTGGGGCGCGGACGCAGTGGATGCTTGGGGCCGCCGGACCGCCGTGGACGATGACGTTTGGTGGGAAGGGTGACCTGTGGGGCCGCACGAGCTGGCCGCTGTCGGAGGTCACGGGCACGAACCTGCGGGTTTACATCAACTTCACTATGAACACCACGCCGCGCGACTTCATGGTGTCGGATGTGCAAGTTCGGTTCTACTACGCGAATAGCGTAGCGGAAGTCGCTGCAACGGAGTTCCCAGCAGTAGACCTGACGGTGAATGGGGTTAGCTCCAGTGCGGGTCAGAACTTCCCGCCTGCTGTGGCCAGCACGGCTGCGATGTTTAATGACTCGCTGATCACGAACGATGTCAGCAATCCGACGGTGATTCGGTGGAGCGTACCGGGTCAGGTGGAGTACTTCCCAGACGAGTACTTCCTGCCGATTGAGACGCCGGATAGCGCGCCAGTGACGTGTATCAAGTCGTTCGCGGGCATCTGTATTGTGGGCACGCGGACCTCGCTCTGGCGGCTGAACTACGTGCCGACGGTGGACGATGTGCGCTTCGTGAAGGGCCCGGCGCTGACGCTGATCGACCCTAACAACGGCATCGTGGGGCCGCTGGCTGCTGCAGACTTCATTGATCAGAATGGCCGAGCTGCGCTGGCGTACCTCAGTCTGCGTGGGCTCCGGGCCACGGATGGATTCGCGTCGCGGCTGATGACGGATAATCTGACGTGGGGCCAGCTGCTGAACCCCAACTCGGGAGCGTTCGCAGGTACGGCAGACTACTACTCGGCCACGCTGCTGAACAACCCGGACAACGAAGAGCTGATCCTGCTTATTCCTGGAGCCTACCTTACGAACTTCGGGGTAGGCGCGACGCCGACGGATGGCGTAGATACTACGGATGGTTCGGGGCAGGGCTGGATTGGGCCGGTGTATAGCCCACTCTACCACTTCAGTTATGCGTCGCGACACATTACGGAGTCGGGTGAGGTTAAGGTGGGTGGGCCAATGTTGCTGGGGTATGCGGCTAAGCATGGGTCGATCCAGACGTATTCGTCCTCCTCGTTGCCGCATACGCTGGCGCTGTTCAAGGATAAGGATCTGCTGCCCGGCAGTACGACGGCTATTGCAGTGGGGATGTCGTTTGATACAACGTCGTTTGGTAGCCCGATTGTGGGGTCGTGGGGCTATGTGAACTGGTATGTCCCACAGTATGCGCTGACGGGCGCAAGCACACTAAATACGCCGGTAATGCAGGTCCAGACCAGGCCGATCTTCGCAGACGACTTTCAGGGCGAGTGGCGCATCAAGGAGACCTATATCGGGCCGACGCTGGCCGATACGGGTTCGATCATCTTGACGCCGTGGAATCAGGGTGTGACGCCAGGAAGTGGTGTGACGACGACGAAGACTATCAGTGGCGGAAGCTATGCGCTGACGAAGGTTATCTTTGACCGACGCCTTCAGGGCGCTCAGCTACGACTGAACCTGAGTGGTAGTGGGGATACCTATGGGCTGGGCTTCCTCACCATCGTTGGAGAGGACTTCGGGAAGGAAGACCGATGAGGCCATACGTTGGGGGCAATCCTGGGCAGATTCAGGACCCTAATATTCGCGAGAGTATTATGGCGCTCCACAACTATGCCCTGCAGCTGAACCAGTTCGTGGGGCGTGCTGCGACGTACAACAGCTCAAATACGGCCCCCGGAGTCAGCACAGGCGGTGGGGTGACGAGCCACCACGCTCTGACAAACCTGACGACCTTCGACGATCACACCCAGTATCTGTATTTGGCTGGCCGCTCGCCCAGCCAAACTCTAACGTGTGCCTCGGCCAGCAGCATCGGGCTCATTATCAAGGCCGCGCCGAGCCAGAGTGCCGACCTACTGCGCCTGACGGACAGCACGCCGACAGTCACGTATCTGAAGGTTGCCAGCGATGGGCAGACGACACTGGCGTCTTCGACGACGGCTGGGGTGCTAAACCTGCCTGGTAACTCGGGCGGTACGCAGCTGCGGATCGGCACCAGCGGTTCGGTGATGGAGTTCTCTGCGGGCGCTTCGACCCATACGATTACGCAGACGGGCGACGTACTGTGGCAGTCGAAGGGTATCCGCATCAACTGCACCGACACGACGAAAAAGGCGCTGACAGTTACTTACCAGAGCGTTCCGACGGTGAACATCGTGGAGTTCACGGGGTCGTCGGGGACGCTGTCCTTCTTGACGAAGGATGGATACTGGAATGCGAGACAGCTCCAGCTAAACGGTACGACCTCTGGAACGCTATCACTGATTCCTGCGGCTACTACGACGAGCTACTCGCTGACCTGGCCGAGTGCGCAGGGCGGGGCAAGTACGTTCCTGCAGAACAATGGATCTGGAACTCTGTCTTGGGCGGCAGCGGGGACGGGTGACGCGCTGCTCGCGGGCACCGGTCAGGTCTGGACTCAGGAAAACGAGTGGAGCCTGGCGCTCATTATCGCAGGGCAGACATGGAATCCTGCTACGCCGACTCCTGCGACGCCTGCCAGCGGTAAAGCTAAGCTCTTTTCGGATAGCACGTTCCCGCGTACGCTGCCGATGTGGGCGGATCCGACGAACATGACGAAGATGCTGCAGCCTTCGTTTGGCTGGACGGGCTGTGGCTGGTGGGTGCCGAACACGAGCACCACGATCACGGTTATGAACTCGGCGCTGGGCACCTCGGTGGGCACCATTGCGACCCAGGCTCCGGGCACTAGCGGTGGGCTTGGCGGCTACCGAGCGAACACCGTGACTTCGGCGGCTGGAGCTAACTCAGTGGCTACGGTCTTTGAGAATCAGCAGCACCTGTGGCTGGGGAACTCGGCGGGGCGCGGTGGATTCTACTGCGTGTTCCGGGGTGGATTCAACAAGGACACGACGACGTTCTACGGGTTCGTGGGCCTGGCTGCCCAGACTACCTCGATTGGGACGACGACGGCGTCGAGTCTGAAGAGCTGCCTGGGCTTTGGGTTTGAGGCGGGCGATACCAACTTCAGCTTCTTCAATGCCAGCTCAACGACGGGGACAAAGACGGACACGGGCATTGCCATCCACGCTAATCCGTATCAGTGGGAGATCTACGCAGCCCCCAACACTACGACGGTCTACTGGCGCATGACCCAGCTGGACACCGCCATCAGCCCGGTAACGGGTAGCGTCAGCACCAACATCCCCGCGAGCACGGCTATGTTGGCGATGCACTGGCACATGAACATTGGAGCAAGCCCTACGGTTCCAGCCAAAATCACCATGATTCGGACCTATTTTGAGTGCGATGTCTGAGTTGATCTGATCAGGAAAAGTTCGTATACTGGGGCTTCACAACTCCTTAAGGAGGGGTTACCTTGGGTCTTTTCAGTGCCACGCCTTGGGGTATTGGCCTCGGGCTGGCGGGCAGCCTAGGCTCCATGCTGGCTTCCCGGAACATGCCGAATGGCTACGATGTAGGCAATCGAGCGTTCGGAAACATGATGTCGGACGGCTATCGCATGTCGCAGACCATGCTGCCGGGGATGGCTAATAGCTACTACGCCAGCATGATGGGTGGGCCCATGGGCCGAGCCCTCAGGCTCAACTCGATGCAGGCCGGGCGGGCTGCTCAGGCCGGTGTGGGTAATGCGCTGGCGGGCTCCGGGCTCATGCACTCTGGTGGCGGCATCAAGATGCGTGGCCTCAGTAACGCGGTGGGGTTCAACCAGCTGAGCCAGGGCCAGAGCGCACTGAATAGTCTGGCGTGGCAGCAGGCTGGTAACAACTTCAACCAGATGTTTGGCGGTGCATTGGGCTACGGCAACCAGATGGGCATGATGGCTGACCAGCGTAAGTGGGGCCTCATGGGTGCTGGCTTCGGTGGCCTTGGCTCTCTCGCGACTGGACTCCTCAAGTGAGCCGCATCACTGACTCCTTCGATGAGCGGTACGATAATCAGTATCAGGTGCCGCGCCCGATTATGCACGCCGTCCACATGGTAGAGAATGGTGGGCGTGTGGAGGATGCTCGGGATGGCGTTACGCTGACGAAGGGTATGCACGCCGGTACGCGCGCCATTGGTGCGTTTCAGATCATGCCGAAGACGGCAGCTGGCCTTGGCGTTACGGATCTGACGCGCCTACACGACTGGAGCGTTAACAAGGATCTAGCGGCGCGAGTGCTGTCGGAGAACTATCGCCGGACAGGCAGCTGGCCAAAGGCGATTGAAATGTACAACGGCACGGGCCCCGCGGCCCAGCAGTATGCTCAGCAGGTCATGGGGCATCTGGGGCCACTTGCGGGCATGGCGTTCAGTGCGCCTGCTAATGTGGCTGCTATGCCGGATGCGTCGAATGCGGTGATGCAGGGCGGCGGTGGCTTTGGCTGGGATCCGAACCCCGCCGCGTTCAACCAGCAGATCCACCAGGCATATGCGCCGTACCAGAGCTGGGCGGCGACGCAGATGGGTGATGCTGCGATTGCAGACCAGGGTGCGCAGGAGAACTACGATAGGGTTGCTGCTCAGCCACTTACGAGCTACGCAGGTCAGACGACTCCGCGGACGAGCCTGGCGGGCGTTGGGCTGGGCAGCGTGTTCAATGGGATCGCCAGTGCGCTTTCCGGCAACCCGGAGTACCTGCAGAACTTCCACCAGGAAATGGGCCAGCAGCAGCAGCAGTACCACGAAGAGCTGATGAATGCCCAGCGCACTGCGTTGATGAGCGCGCATGACCGGCTGGAAATCACGCGACAGCGACTGGAGGCTGCGGGCAACCTGGTGGCTGCGGCAAAGGTGGGCGAGCAGCAGGCGAAGATTGCGGCAACCCTGCACGACCGAGAGCTGGCACACCAGGCCGAAGTGTCGGACATCTTGGATGCACGTAAGAGTGCACGGGATGCGCTCATTCGGGCTGGTATTGTTTGGGATCCGTCAAGTGGGGCTGTGAGTGTGACTAGTAAGCCGACCAAGGGTACGGCAATGGACCAGAAGGATTACTACGCGGCGCAGTCGGCCCTGCTCAATTCGCTGAGTGCGATGGCGAAGAGCAAGGATGGGGCGACGCTGGCGAAGACGGCTATCTCGCGCTTCCTAACGACGGCCACGATGCAGGGCGACAACATCCAGGACGTGGTCAGCCGCATTGGTGACTACGGCCCCGCGATCCAGTCGGCCATGCACTGGGACCAGGCCACGCTGGATCAGTTCCAGCACAGCATGGTTCAGGAAGCTATCCGCGAACACGCCATGAAGGAAGTCCGTGGAGTGGGCGAGGTTAGCGGTGCGCTGGATGCCGCCCTGAAGAGTGGGATGATCAAGTACTCTGAGCTGCCTGCTGATGTGCAGACTCGGTACCCGCAGTATGCGCCTAAGCCGGAGTCGCCCGACAGTGGTACGACTGCGACGAACGTGGCTAATCGCCGCCCGAAGGCTCCTGCCCCCGCGAGCCCACAGGCCAGCGCGCCCACTAAGAGTGGAAATGCGCCGACGAATGATCGCCCGACTCCTCCCTCGTATGTGGGTATGGACTACTCGGAGCATACGCAAGCAAACGTGCAGTATCTGGAAGATCTGCTGCAGTGGCACGACATGTACACCAACATGGGCGCTCATGTCGCATTTCCGGATGGTATGACGCGCGATAGCATCCAGAAGGAGTTGCGCGGCCTGCGCAAGGAGCAGGAGGCGGAGCGCGCCAAGAAGCAGCAGGAGAAGCTGCGCGAGGGTAACGCGTCGACGCGCGGAAGGGGTAACACCTAATGACTGCTGAGGAACTCCGGGCACAATACTTCGGCAACGGCGATAAGATTGGCGCTGGTGGCGGGGGCATTCCCGCGCCCGGTGGTGGGGGTAGTAACCCGCTGGTGCAGGCGCTGGGTGATGTGGCGAAGAGCACGGTTGACGATGTCACGTCACTGACTGCACTGCCTGCTGCGTTGCTGCCATCCAATGGCACGTTGGGATTCCTCGACCAGAGCGTGGAGCCTGAAGAGCTGGCTAAGCGTAAGCGCGCGGTCGCGTTCGCTGGGATGATGGCGGCGACCGAGGGCCTGGGAGCAGCGGCTCCGCTGGTGAAGGGTGCGCCTGCTGTGGTGCGTGCGTTGCTGGGCGCTGGTTACGGTGGCTCGGCGCTCCGAATGGCTGCGGGCAACCTGATCTATGAGCAGCTGCGCAAGGATCCCAACGCGAAGATCGACCTGGTTGGCACACTGCTGGGCGGCGCTGTTTTCGGCGCTGGGATGCACGGGGCGAATCAGTTCCTGGGTAGCCTGCTGAGCAACGCGGTGCAGAAGGGTGAGGCGGCGGCGGCTGCTGCAGGTGAGCGTGGGGTCCGGCGCTTGGCTGAGGATCTGCTGGCGAAGATGTCCCAGGCTGAAGACGCGCGCCCGTTTGGTGGGGCTGGTGGGGGCGAAGCAGCTGGGATGTTGGCCAAGGCTCCGCCTGCCGTGCAGCGCTATATCAGCGACCTGAAGCTGGAAGGGCACATGGGGCTGGACCGAGAGCAGCCTCCGTTTGCTCCGCCTGCTCCTGGGCCTGAGCCTTCGTTTCAGCCGATGCCTGGGCAGGAAGAGGCCGCCCAGATGCATTTCGGCAACCAGTATGTGCAGCAGCTGCAGGAGCTTGCGCAGGCACATGGGCTGGCTATTGATGAGAACAATCTCCGCGGGGCTGCGGAGGATGCGTTGGGGGCTGAGGGTGGGGGAACCCCGCCGTTCATGGGCACGCCGGTGGCGCAGATGGCACACCAGATCCTGGCGGAGCGCATGGTCAGCCTCCACAGTGGGGACACGTCCTGGATAGATGATGCTGCCCGGCGAGCCGCACGGGCGGTTGCTGAGCCGCCGAAGCTCTACAGCGATCTGCTGAAGGGTGACTTCATCCTGCCGGACCGCAAGGCTGTAACGCAGCAACTCCACGCTGAGGCGAACCAGCATCCGACGTTTGCCGGGCCGAAGGGCAAGCAAGCGCGGCTGGCTTTCGCAAGCCAGGTGCTGGGACGGCCGGTCAGTTCGTTCAGTGATATCAATGGCGTGGAACAGGTTAACGTCATCAATGAAATGCGCAAGCTGCGGGGAGAAGCGCCGATCATTCCTCCGCGCACCAGCGAGACCATGCGGGGGATTCGGACGCGCCGGGGGTTCACGGCTGCGCGGTTCCCTGACGCGGATCACGCTGCTATCTATGACCTGCCCCAGCGGATTCGGTCTGAGATCGTTCCGCAAGAGGAGCTTCAGCGCCTTGGTGAGGCGATGGGAGTTCCCCCGGACGCCGTGGTGGAGGCGTCGCAGCTGTATCGTGACCATGTGGATGTGGCTGCACGGGTCAATGGGGCGGGTCGCATTCAGGTCCCGAAGTTCGCGGACTTCGTGGAGAGGTTGCCGGAATTGGCTCAGCGCTCCCGCGATGAGGTGTTGAACTCACTGACCTCGCGGACCAACCCGGCTGAGGCTGAAGCTGTTGGGCGGGCTGGGCGGCGCAGTAAGGCAACGCAGGCCCCGGTGCAGAAGGGCACGGTGCAGGATGCCCGGCGAGCAGGCAGGGCGCGGATGGAGTCTGCCCAGGCGCGAGCCAACGTGACGGCGGGAAATCCGCAAGCTGGAGTGGCTGAGCCTCCGAAGCGTGGGGGTGCTCGGGCGCGTCGACAGTATGCTGCTCCCGCGAACGCTGCTCCGCAGCCCAAGGGGCCGGAGGGTATGCGCTTCATGGGCAAGCCGCTCGTGCAGGCTGAGCCGTTGTCAGCCCCTGCGCGTGTTCGGGGTAAGCTGCCTGGTATGGGTGGCGCTACCATGTCTGGCGGACGCATTGGTCCGTTGACGGAAGCTGAAGCGCGTGCGGGAGCTAGTCCACAGCCTTCAGCGCTTGAGGGGAAAGCAAAGGGCGGTAACCGGGCAGCTAGGGTCAAGCCGTGGCAAATTGATAAGGATACGCCGATGGCGAACCGCCTGACGAAGGCTGTTGAGGGCGGGCTCGGCGATGCAGTGCAGAGCTTGGCGGGTAAGCGCATCAAGGCGGGGCCGAAGACAGCGGCAGCACTAGTGGAGATCAGCAACATCCGGCGTGGCCTGGAGAAGACGGGCGACGTTGGTGAGGCACGCCGACTCATTCAGATCTTTGTGGACAAGCACTTGAACGAAATGCAGACCAGGCTTCCAGTGCCCGCTGATGAGGCTGGGAAGATCAAGCTGGCTGGGCAGGTCCAGGCTGCGAAGAAGAAGCTGGCTGGGCGTATCGCTACGGTGCTGACCAGCGACCGAGTCGAGCGTGAGGTCCTGCCGGAAAAGGGCAAGGGCACGCCGCGCCAGACCCCAGTGGCTACGGTCAAACAGGATGTGCAGAAGCTGGCGTGGCAGCCTGCACGGGCTGAGTACGCGGGTGAAGCGCCGAAGGGTGCAACCCCGGAGCGTAGTGTGACTGCGCAGGTTACGGTGGGTCCGCTGACTGTACGGGCGCATCGTGGCGTGAACGATATCTATCACATCGAGAGTGGCAGCATCGAGGGCGCGAAGGTTCCGACGCCAGTGGCTGGCAAGCCTGCGCGGGATATCGCTGGGGCTCAGCCGCGGGTGGTGCAGTCGGACGTGCTTCGGGCAGTGCATACGCTGGTGGCTGACCTGCGGGCCAACCACAGTGCTCGCGGTGTCTCGGTGCCCCCCGGCCTGCGCCCTGCGTTCGAGCGCTTGGTGACTGAGGGCAAGCTGCTGGAGCATGGCAAGGGCATGTTCATGATGACCAGCAAGGCTGCCGAGTTCCCTGAGGCCGCCTCGCAGGTTGCTAAGGCTGCCACTCCCCGACAGGTCCGCCGAGTCATCGCGAGTAGCGAGACGGCTTGGCTGCAGGGTAAGGGTCGGGTGCTGACGACCAAGCAGACGGAAGAGGTCGCGAACGCCCTGCTGCGGAAGGCAGGCATCGAGGCGACGACGGGTGTGGAGCGGCTGGATCCGTTCGAGCGCCGGGTGAAGATGGCGCATGACCGGGCTAATGTCACTGGCGACTGGCGGCCGTTCCGTGAGGCCTATCGCGATTGGATTGATGCGAAAGCTGGGAAGGTGGAGCTAAACGCCAAGGGTGAGGTTGTGCCTGCGGGAACGCTGGCGAAGGAGGTAGGGTTCGAGGACTTCGACGCATGGCGGGACGAGGTTACTCCGCCCGCGCCGGTGCATACTCCTGCGCCTGCGGATCCCATCGTGGGTACGGTTCAGCCTGAGGGCCCGCCTGTTGTGGTGGAGCAGAAGGGTGGCAAGGCTGGAGCGCCGACGTTCCGCAACCTGCCGGATCAGCCGATCCCGCAGCCTGCGCCTCCGCCCCAGACGCTGACGACGTACCAGAGCTTCCTCGGGTATCTGAAGCGGGAGAAGGAAGCGCCGATCAGCGAGGCGGAGTACAACGAGCTGGTGAAGGAGCCGTCGCCCGATGGTAAGCCGCTGAGTGCGTTCGGCGTGCTGAAGCGCCTATACGCGAAGCGGGACTTCGGCAGCGGCAACGTGGCTCCGGAGGCTCCTGTGGCTGCGAAGCCTGCTCCTGCTCCTAGTCCGGTAGTTGCAGTGCCACAGGCTCCAACCTCGCCAGGAGTTTCTCATCTGCAAGTTGCTGAGTCAGCTCGACGAGAGATTAAGGATCTGGTGGCTTCAGGTAAGAGCTTGGGGGCGCTGAAGAAGGATCCTAAGTTTCAGGCGCTTCTCTCGGCTGCGTTGGATGCTTACCAGGCTGCGGGTAGTAAGGCTGTTCCCCCTGACCTCGCGGCGATCATGCGGCGATTGGAGAATGTGTAATGGGACTGCTGGGCGGACTGGGTGAGTCGCTGGGCAAGAGCCTGTCTGAGGCGGCGAGTGAAGGCATTGGAAGGCTGGCTCGGACGGGTGAGCATGGCGAGAACGCAGCGGGCGCTGTCCTTAACTTTGGGGGGCAGGCCCGCGAAGCGTTCGATGGTCTGGCTACGCTGTGGAACAAGACCGCGACGAGCAGCCGCAGCCTGCTGAGCAAGTTCGTGCCGGAGCTGGTGGACCACCCCGAGATCGGGATGGACCGCATTGACATGCGAAGCAAGCTGGCGGCTGGGGATGCGGTGGACCAGGTGCACCAGATCCTGGAGCCGTTCCGGCTGAAGGGCGGGCTGCGCAACGCGCTGAGCAATCGGTACGACCAGAATCACATGTCTACGATTGTGGACATCATTGAGAACGGCGGGATCGTGCCGAATGGCGTGAACGCCACAGCGGACCATGTCAACGCGGCGAACCAGTTGACTGAGCTGCTAGGGAGCTACGGGGATCGAGCGGAGAAGCTGGGGCTGAGCGTGTTCAGCGCGGGGGGCTATACCCGGAAGTACAACAGCATGATGGCGGACCTGGTGGGTCAGGGGATGCCGGAGGAAGATGCACATGTCCTTGCGCGGCAGGCGGCTACGAAGGCGGCCAAGCGGCCGTTCCAGTCGCTAGAGAATTACTTTCCGCACTACTTCGACGAGAACACTATCCAGAGCTACTTGGCTGGAGGCGCGAAGAACGAAGGCAAGATCCAAGAGATTATTGATCGCGGCTTTGCGCGGGATCGGCACGAGGCGCAGGCCTTCCTGACCCGTATGCTGCGGGCACCGGGCGAAATGCGTGGTGGGCCGCTGTTCAACGCGCGCGATGGCCTGAACCTGGACGGGTACGACAAGGACATTGTCAACGTCATGACGCGCTACCTGCTGCAGAGCGAGCGGCAGCTGCAGATCGCGCAGGCGCATGGGACGGATGGGCAGATCGCGACGAACGCGATCCTCGGAAGGGTGAAGGGCACCGCCTATCAGAAGGCGGCACTGAACATCTACAAGTCCTGGCGTGGGGACGTTGATCCCACGTTCTCGGGGCTGGCACGGTTCACGAGTACGTTCCATTCGCTGACGCTGCTGAGCACCGCGGGCATTGTGCAGCCTGCGCAGCTGAGCAACACGGCAGCGCGCATTGGCTGGGGCAACACGCTGAAGGCGATGGCAAGCGTGGCGAAGGACTGGCGCGCGGCGAAGCTGATGGCGGGCCGGGACGGCGTGCTGTTCGACAACATCCATAACTCGCTGGTGCCTAACACGTTCGGCGGGATCAGTGAGAAGTGGGGAGACCTTATTGGGCTCAACACCTTGGACCGGTATGACCGCGTGGTCTCGGCGGTGGGCGGGAAGATGTGGGCCAACGAGCAGGCGAAGAGGCTCGCCACCGCGAGCCCACAGGAGCTGGCTAGGATCACCAACCAGTTCACGCGCATGGGTATTGATGTGGGGGAGGTCATCGGCAGGGGTGGGCAGCTGACCGATGATGAGCTGCGGAAGGCTGGGCTGTTCACGGCCACGAACACGCAGTTTGCCAGCAGTGTGCTGGACTTGCCGGAAATGAAGCAGAGCCCGCAGGGGCGGTTCCTCTATCTGTTCAAGTCATTTGCGCTGCAGCAGAGTCGGTTCATTAAGGACGAGGTCATCAAGCCTGCTATTCAGCAGGGAGACTATCGACCGGCTATTGCGTTTGCGGCGGGCAACACGGCAGCGGCTGCGATCCTGCCGGACCTGATCCGCAAGCTGAAGAATAGGGAGATCCCGGAGGACAAGCGTGAGGCTGCGCTGGAGGACTTCGGGATGGTGGGTGGGTTCGGAATGTTCTTCGATGCGTTCCGAGCCATGTCGGGCGGGCCGGATGCACTATTCCCCTGGGTGCTTGGGCCGACCGCTGGTGAGGCTGCACGGTTTATCGGGGCGGACCTACCGCCGATTGGGGCAGGCATCTGGAATGGTGAGGGCCCTGACTTTCATCCTATCGTGAAGCACTTCGCTTCGCGCGTGCCGGGGGTGGGCTCGTGGTTAAACAAGGCGATGGAATGACCCATAGTGAGTTCCAGCAGTATGTTTTGGAGAAACTTGACAAAATTGCTGATGATGTGGGAACTTTGAAAGGTAAGAGTTATCTGTGGGGAGCCGTCGCCGGAGCCCTGAGTGCGATCTTCACTGTGTTGATGACGTACGTAACCCGTAAACCCTAAAGGAGAGCCATGAGTATCGCCGATTTCCTCCACGATCAGACCGTCATTATGGTGTTGCAGCTGGTGATCGGTCGGCTGTGGAAGAGCAATCCGCAGCTTGAGAACAAGTTCATTCCCTGGGTTAGCCTGGGCCTGAGCTTCATCGGGTATAACCTGATGCCTGCCACGGCCAATGCAGCTAGCTCGCTTAGTGGGCTGGCTCCTTATGCCAGTGCTGCTGTTCTTGCTGCCTTGCAGACGGCGCTGGTTACGGGTGTCCACAGCTTTAGCAAGAACGCGCTGAGCCCCCTGTGGGAGAACGCGCTGAAGGCTATCGCGTTCAAGATCATCCAGCGAGGAGAGACCAAGTAATGAGCCGTGTTCCTTCGACTCCCAGTTACGCATCTAGCGTTAGTGGAACAGTCTTTCCGGTCCTGACGCTGCCAAACTCGAACGTCAAGAATTCCCGTGCAGTCATTGATTCAATTGCCTACTCGGGCTATACGGGTACCATTGCTACGGGTGCCGTGACGCTGGCCATTTCCATTACGGATGCTGTCGGCAACGTGACGTACTTCTTCCTGCCTGCCACGAACGCCACGAACACGAACTTTGTGTTTGCCTGGCCGGATGGGCTGAGCTTGGATATCGCACCTGTGGGTTCCAGCTATGGGCTGGTGACGGCTGGGTTCCTTAACGCCAGTGGCGCGGCCGTTACTGCGTCGCAGGCTGGGCTGGTCCATCAGGTTACGGTTACCTGGCACACCGAGCATTACTGATGCGTGACCATATCATTATTCATCACTCGCTGACGAAGGATAGCGGCTCGGTTAGCTGGGCGGCGATCCGGAAATATCACACCGAGGTGGAGCATTGGAAGGATGTTGGCTACCACTTTGGTGTGGAGTTGGTGGGTGACCAGTTTGAGGTGTTGCTGGGCAGGCCCGAGACGATGGTGGGTGCGGCCTGTACTCAGCAGCACATGAATGAGCGGGGCATCCAGGTGTGCTGCGTGGGGGACTATGATACCGTAGCTCCCCCCGAGCCCATGCTGGAGGTATTGGTGAACCGGCTGCTGGTTCCGCTCTGCTTCCGATACAACATCATCCCGGCCAACATCCAGGGGCACGGGGTCTACGCCACCTACAAGACTTGTCCTGGCAAGCTGTTTAACATGGAAGACCTGAGGAAGCGTGTATGGAAAGCAATCAGCACGAAGTAAAGCAGACCCCCGAAGAGATTCTGAAGGCGTATAGTGGGCAGCATCCGTGCCCGAAGTGTGGGTACTGCCCGACCTGTGGGCGCTCTAGATATCCTTACTACCCCCAGTGGGATTGGACGCCGCAGTCCTATCCCTACACCACCACGATCACCTGGACTGATCGAACCACTTCCTAAGGAGGGTTCATGGCCTGCAAGACCAAGCCCAAGGGTAAGCCCAAGGGTAAGTAAGCAAAAGGCCCCGGAGGTACGCTTCCGGGGCCCTTTATTGCCTAGTCGCCTAGGCCCAGCTTACCGATCAGCTTGCCAAGTAGCTTCTCGGCGCGGGCCTCGATCTTGTCGCGGTTCTTCCAGATCTTGTGGGCGAGCCAGGCTGCAGCGATGAGGATGGCGAGGGACTTCAGGAAACCGGGCTTCTTCACTTTGTTCTCCGGGCGAAGGTTAGGCGGGGTCCATACGGACTGGCTACTGCTGGCGGAGGGGTAGGGAACTCCCATCATAGCTTGTACCTGTTGTTGTTTGAGGACGGTGTCCCAGTTGATGGAGTTGGCGATGTTAGGGTTAGCCATCTGCGCACCGAGAAGGAATTGCAGTTGGTCTCGGCGCTCGGCGGGTGATAGATAGGGATTACCCAGCATACTTGACGAGGGCTCCCCAGTTGGGGCCGGACTTGGCCTTGGCTGGCAGGTAGAAGTCGGGAGCGACCTGCGGGAACTTCTGTTCGAGGATCTCTTTGAGGGTGTCGTGGACCTCGGGCAAGAGGCGGGGCTCGACGACCTCGAAGAGGAAGGAGTCGTGGACGAGGGTGCGGAGGCCACCCTTGTAGTGGCGGATGCAGGCGTGGATGTCGGGCAAGACTGTCCAGCCGATGTCAGCCACCGTGGACTGAGCAAGGTAGTCAAGGGCTGCGGGAGTGTCGCGCTTCGGGGACCAGAAGTAGCGGGGTCGGCCGAAGGGATTCCGCAGCATCTTTGTCTTGGGCAGCGTGTTGATGATGTCCTGACGCCAGGCAGCGTAGTCAGGATAGGATTCGAAGAACTTCTCCTGCAGTTCGCGGCAGCGTGCCCGCGAGACCACCTTACCGGCAAGGCCGTAGACGAACTGGATCTTGTCGGGTGAGGCACCGTACATCGTGGCATACACGAGGGTCTTCGCTTCATCGCGAGTGCATCCCCATTTGTCAGCGTGAGCTTGGTGCAGGTTCGGCCCGTTCACAGCGGCCATGAAGGCGTGGTCGCGTGAGAGGGCAGCACTAACTCGCAGCTCGGCAGAGTCGTAGTCAAACTCCAGGAAGATCGAGGGCTCGTGGTGTGGAATAAAGATCGTGCGCGCGTCTTTGGTGATCTGCTGAGGGTTGGGATCTTTAGCCTGAATGCGGCCTGTCCCGGCAATCCCCTTGGCGAACTGAATAGCTTTCCCCTGGTAGTCGACGAACTCGTCGTCCTTGGTGGCTGGTGCGTAGGACGGATACACCAGGCCCTTCGCGTCGGGCGTCAGCTTGTTCAGCCGCTTCCAATACTCGTTCTTGTCGCGGAACTCAAGCACCAGATCGAAGAGCGGGATCTCGGGGTTGGTACGGCGCAGGCGCTTGAGGGTGGCTTCGTCCGCTCCCTTCTTGGTGCTGGGGCGGAGCTTGTGGACGGGTGCGAGGTCGTTCCAGATTAGCTTGGCGATCTGGGTGGGTGAGGAAATGCTTACCCCAGGGTAGAGAGCCAGGAATTTATTGCGGATCTCATCCATTTCAGCAGTGACACGAATCTTCCAGGCAGCGATAGCACCCACGTCCACCCGAAAGCCATCCCGCTCAACGTCAATAAGTACACGAAGAGCAGGCATAATGCGCCGAGTAAAGTGATCATAGACCTCCCTATCCTGCATCGCTTCCTTCAGGATCTGGTACAGGTAGAACGTTCCCTTGACATCCCAGGCGTTGTACAGCTCCGGCTGGGCATCGCTGAGGTGCTTCCAGCGGGGCGTGTCGAGGTACATGGAGGCCACCGCATTCAGGCCCTTGAAGAGGTCGGGCTGAAGGATCTGGCAAGCCAGCATGGTGTCGAAGTATTCGCCAGAGTTGAAGACAATGCCGTGGCGTTCGAGGACAGGAACGTCGAAGGCCAGGTTGTGGCCGATCAGGTGGCGGTTGGGGATGTCGATCTCTCGCTGGACGGCTGCCTTGGTTGCTGCGTTCCAGGGGGCTGACCAGCAGCCTGCTGAGTTCGCCATCCCAACACGGGTGATGATGCCGGTCCCACCCCCAGGGCTCCAAGCGGTTTCAATGTCGAAGGCGATGGCATCACGGTCCGCCGTAAGGGGAATGGGCGTCGGGCTGTATGAGAAGTCCAGGCGCACCAGCGCATTCTGGGTGACCCTCCAGGCTCGGTCAACGTCGTAGGCCAAGACGGGAACGTTCTTGAATCCCTGGTCGATGACATCCTTGGGGTGCAGGGTAGCGATGGCGTACTGGACAGAGGGTGGCATGGCAAGGTCAGCAACAACCTTCTTCTTAGCCACCTTGGGATCGCCCTTTGCGTGGTTCTTGCTGTTCTGTTTGTACTGGCTTACCGAATGGCGGACCCGATACAGAGGACTCCAAGCACTAGAAGGAAGAAGATAACCACGCCAACCGAGTAGTCCCTTTCCACCGACTGATCGCGCAAAAGGCGTAGGGCCAAGTAGAAGCACGCTGCTCCCAGTAAAACGGGACAGAGCCGCATCAAAGAAATCCCAGTACTTGTCAAGCTGTTCCTCCGTGGGTTCGTCGTCCTTGCCGCTTGGGAACTCGGCAATCGTATTCAGGACGTAGGCGTCGGCCCGCGTAAAGCCCGCTCGTGCGGCCATGCTCCAGAGCAGATCCCCCGCTGCTCCGACGAACGGTACTCCTTCTTGAAGTTCGTCCTCCCGCGGCGCAGACCCGACGATGCAGATAGGGCTGTTGGGATCCCCATCGCACATTAGGCGAGGAATGTTCATTCGGTGAGGCCTTCCTTTTCCAGCGCTTTACGGAGGACACGGGCCTGCTCCTTCAGCCACTCATACGTGGGGAGAAAGGACTGCCCAGAGGATCGTTTGTATTCGGCGGTCTGGTCCATGCGGAACGCTACAGCGAGGATATCGGCAACCCCAGAAGTGGTGTACTCAGTCGGCGGCGGGCGGCGCTTCTTCCGCATCCTGAACCTCCGCTTCCAGATTGGCCTGGAGCGCCGAGACCACGATACGCTTGACGGCTCGGAGCTGGGCCTGGTCGAGCTGCAGGAACATACCCTTGAAGCGGACAAGGCCTGCCCACAGGTCCACGAAGTTGTCCGGCATCGGGCTCGG